AGTTGCAGATCCTTCTGCTCCTGATGCTTTTGTTAATGGAGTAATGGAAGGAAAAGAGTGGGTTTGGGAAGGTGGTTCCATTCGCGAAGCAGCTGCTGAACAAGCAAGAATTGCTATCGAGAATGCAGTAACCCGACGAGAATTAGAAGAACAGAAACTCTCAATGTTCAATAATTTCCTCTTAAATCTATAAACTCTATAAATAAGTATAGATTAAAACAATTTTGTAACAATTTTGTTTTCCTCTGAGAGTAAACAATGTCCGTTGGTAACCAATTAAAAGAAATGGCAGAAAATGTAGTAACCAAAGGGGCACAATCTGCAGAACCTATGCAGAAGACCCCTGATTATGTCCCAGGTCATGGTCAAATAGAAGATCTTGGCGGGCCATCCCCCGAAAATTACAAACCAGATGACGATTCAGCAAAACTGAAGACACCATCTGCTGTTGTAGCAAAACCACCTGGAAAACCAGGTGCTAAGGCAGATCCAATGCCAAAAGCTCCAGACTATGCACCTGGTAAAGGTGCTGCTGAAACTGTCAGCACTGGTAGTGGTAAGGCAAAGACTAAGGTTGAAGAGACCGAAGTTGAAGGTGATGTAGTTGAGGAAGAAAAAATCGAGACTACTGGAGATATTAAAATCGACGTCTCCGACGACATTGATGCAATGTTTAACGGTGAAGAACTCTCCGAGGAATTCAAAGGTAAAGCAGCAACAATTTTTGAAGCTGCTGTTCGTTCAAAAGTTAACGAACTTGCAGGGTCTATCGAAAAGCAGTATGCAGATGCAGCTGCTGAAGAAGTCACTGAGTTCAAAACTGAACTAACAGAAAGAATTGACAACTACCTTGAGTACGTTGCCAATGAATGGTTCAATTCTAATCAACTTGCAGTTGAGAATGGACTTAAGGCAGAAATGTCAGAGTCATTCCTTAAAGGAATGAAGACTCTATTTGAAGATCATTATGTATCCATCCCTGAAGATAAATATGATGTACTTGAGGCTATGAGCGTCAAGTTAGATGAAATGGAAACAAAACTCAACGAGCAGATTGAAGCTAACGTCACACTTCACTCAAAACTATCTGAGTCTACTAAGGCTGAGATCGTAAGTGAACTATCCCGTGGTTTAGCTGAATCTCAAAAAGATAAACTCGCCTCTCTTGCAGAAGGTGTTGAGTTTGAGAGTGAAAAACAATTTACTGAGAAGTTAACTACTATTAAAGAATCTTATTTCTCTAACGGTACAACTACTCAAATTAGTGATCAGGCAGAGGAACCCCAGTTGGATAAAGGGAATTCCGAAACAATGTCTGCTTACATCAGAGCACTTGGTAAGTATTCTGGAAAGTGATTTTAATATCATTAAAAACTCAAACATCTCACGCAAAACTCTACTAAAATGTTAGGCAATGCAAATTATCTAGAGGAGAAGTGGGCTCCTCTACTCGACGCTGAAGGCGTTGAGAAAATCTCAGACCCACATAGAAGAGCAGTTACTGCTGCTATTCTAGAGAACCAAGAGAAAGCACTTAAAGAAGAAGCAGGTTTACTTCAAGAAGCACCTACTTCTGGTTTTGGCGGTGCTCTTTCAGGTGGTGCAGACTTTAAAGGTGGTGCACTCACTTCTACTGGTTCACCCACCGCAGGTTTCGACCCAGTTTTAATTTCATTGATCAGAAGATCAATGCCAAACTTGGTTGCTTATGACCTTGCTGGTGTTCAACCAATGAACGGTCCTACAGGACTTATCTTCGCAATGAGATCTAAGTTCGTTAATGACGACGGTACACTAGGTAGCGAAGCATTATTCAACGAGCCAGATACAACCTTCTCTGGTTTATCAACCGCTAAGGGACAAACACTTGGTGCAGACTACACAGGTGCAACTGATGGTGCCCCTGCTGTTGGTTTCGGTACTACCGAGCAACAAGGTGCTAATCCTGGTCTTCTTACTCTTAACTCAGATGGCAAGAGCTACAACGTAGGTCAAGCAATGAGTACTGCTGAGGCAGAAGCACTTGGTGATGCTGGTAACGCTTTCCGCGAAATGTCATTCAGCATCGAGAAAGTTGCTGTTCAGGCACGTTCAAGAGCGTTAAAGGCAGAGTACAGTTTGGAACTAGCACAGGATCTCCGCGCTATTCATGGTTTAGATGCTGAGGCTGAATTAGCAAATATTCTCTCAACAGAGATACTTGCTGAAATCAACCGCGAAGTCATCAGAACCATCTATAAGTCTGCTGAGGCAGGTGCTCAGAACAACGTTGCAACCGCAGGTGCGTTTGACTTAGACGTTGACTCCAATGGTAGATGGTCAGTTGAGAAGTTCAAAGGTTTACTTTTCCAAATCGAGAGAGACGCTAACGCGATCGCACAAAGAACTCGTAGAGGAAAGGGTAACATAATCCTATGTTCTTCTGATGTTGCTTCTGCATTAACAATGGCTGGTGTTCTAGATTACACCCCTGCACTTAATGCTAACCTTAACGTTGATGACACTGGTAATACATTTGCTGGTACAATCAATGGTAAGTACAGAGTATTCATCGACCCATTCTCAGGTGGTCAGAACGCTTCTGGAGCTCAGTACTACGTTGTTGGTTACAAAGGTACTTCACCTTATGATGCTGGATTATTCTACTGTCCTTACGTTCCATTACAGATGGTAAGAGCAGTTGGAGAAAACACATTCCAACCAAAAATCGGGTTTAAGACTCGTTACGGTATGGTTTCTAACCCATTTGCTGAAGGCGACAATGCTGGTGCAGGTCGTATCTTCGCTGGTGTTAACAGATACTATAGACGTGTACGTGTTGACAACCTAATGTAAGCGAGATGCTTATATTACTTTTCAAAGAGAGTGCTTGACACTCTCTTTTTTTATGCTAAGATATTTTTGTACAGTCGGAAGACTACAAACAAAAAACTATCATGACTATTAGAATTCCCCATAGGGGTGTCTCATTTGCAGACAAAACATATATTGAAGAAAATTTACCAACACCAAAGGTTTATGCAGGTTGGAAATTTGATCGTTATGAATGGGTTAATCCATCAAAATTAAACACTAAACATAGTGGATTTACAGATAACTCTGTTCGTAGAGGTGGAACACCAGACACTGAATCCCTTGAAGAATTATTGAGTAGAGGATTAGATATTACAAAACTAACTATTTCTGTTTGTCCAAGAAATAATGTGATAAATGGATTTACTAGAGTTAAAAAATTAATAAAAATTGGATATCAAGAGTGGATAGTTGCTGTCTATGAAAAGGATGAAAGCACCAAGACAGAATTTCAAGATGCAATGTCTGATTATCTAGATGATATGAGACTAGGTGCTAATGAAGGGGATGGTTCAACACCTGCTACGACATATGATTTTATGGAGATTGGTATTAAACGTTTTGAAAATAGAACAGATAAATCATCTTTAGCTGTTTCACGTTGGGTAAATAGCATACCACATTCTTTTTCAAAAAAACAAGTTGAGGCAATTGCAAATCATGTTTGTAAATATCATAAAAGAAGTGGTGTTGTAGAAAAACTAGATCGTGAGAGTGCGGAAAAACTTATCAATAAACTTCATCCTGGTGCAGATCTTTTAAATACCAAATCATCAACTTACGCTAGTCGTATGTGGATTAAAATTATGAAAGCCACAATAAAAGGTGAACCTCCAATAGAGTTTGGTACTTTTCATAGTGATGCTACAACACATAAAGAAATTGATGATGGACGAACTGGTGCTGATAATTTCATTTTAGATTTCCATAAATCTACTTTAGATTATGCTGACGCATATTATAGAAATAAAAGGATTGGTTGGAAAAACTTAGGAGCATTACCTCAAAAGATAGGTGTTGAATCTAGTAATTCATTAATAAAATAATGTCAACATCTCCTAACACTAAATAATGTTACAGGAGGTAAAGACAAATGTTACACTTATTAGGCAGAGGAATAATGCCAGAATGGAATGAAGAGAAGCACGACAGAGATGAGGTCTTTGCTTTTCTGTGTTACCGTGGAACTCATTATGCCAAAACGGTTTACATAGATTTCGTAATGGAAGGTCCATCGACAGGTTGGTTTCTAAAAAATCCTAGAAAGGGGGAGTAGGCATTTCTTTTTGTTAAGAAATACCCCACTAAGTATAAATTTTTTGGTAAATAATAATAGGGTTGGAGGAAAGAAAATGCACTAAACCTCCTGTATTATGTTTCTTAATTAATGGAGTAAAATGCATAATCTAATACCACGCAGTGAACTAGACTCGTGGCAACACTACAGTAGATCAAACGACGAAAAGATCGACGACTACTATGAATGTCTAGTTGAATGCGATTCAAGACAAAACGAATGCAAGCGAATATGTAGAGAAATTCTACAATAAATACAGGAGGTCAAGAGACCTCCTTTTTTTATGCAATGAAATATCTTACCCATCCTCTGACCGTATGTAATCTAATTATCGTAGGGTCTCTTGTCTTCATCGAAGCATTACATATTAATTTTCATAAGGGGTTGACACAATGCGAAGATCCTGCTATTATAAAAGAGTTGGACGCAACATGGGAGTGACTGAATAAACTTACTGGCAACTGCTGGTTAAGGTGATGAGACACAGGTGGTGCTGCTCCGAAAGGAGAACCGATCAACCAATCGGGTCTCAGGCAATAACGTTTTTACTACTGTAGTAATGCCCGTTATTTGTTGGTATACAGGAATCCAACCTCCCTCTTTTTTTATTATGGTTTGTTTTCGTAGGGTGGTATGACCACCCTTTTTTAATGCTATGAAGAAATTTATTTTTGATGTAGACGGAACTTTAACAGAAAGTCGTAAACAAATAGATGAGGAATTTTCTACAGAGTTTCTTAAATTTTGTTGTACTTATGATACTTACTTGGTCACAGGAAGTGATCGTAAAAAAACTATTGATCAGGTAGGATTGGATATTTACAATAGATGTAGGAGAGTTTTTCAATGTTCTGGGGCAGACATATACGTTAGAAATAAGAATGTTTACAGATCATCATGGCAACCACCAAGAGATTTAGTTAATTTTCTTAGTGATGAATTAGATTACAGTACGTTTCCACATAAAACAGGTAATCATATTGAACATAGACCTGGTGGAATAAACTTTAGTATTATTGGAAGGGGTGAGAATAGTATGGAATATAGGAAAGAATATGTAAAATGGGATAGGAATACTGATGAGAGAATTACTATTGCAGATAGAATTATAAATGAGTTCCCCCATTTAAATATTCAGATAGGTGGACAAACAGGATTAGATATATCAGATAATGATAAGAGCCAGATATTAAAATTTTTTAGTCCTTTTGATGAAATACATTTCTTTGGTGATATGATGAAGCAAGGGCAGAACGATTATCCTTTAGCAGAAGCATTAAGAGGATGGGGCGGTTATCCGCACTGTGTTAAAAATTGGGAGGATACCCGAACCGAACTTAGAAAATATGTGGAACTTGACACAATTATAGTATAGTGCTATACTAAATAACATTACAACGGGATCGAAAGATCGTGCCCCTGCGTAGAACACCACCCTTGTCGGGAGTGGTACCATCCGCAGGTTTTTTAGTATCTGCGAGACAATAAAAAAACAAATGATCAAATCAACAATCGCTGCAGTAGCAGCATCTCCATTCCTATTCGCTGGTGCAGCCTTTGCTGGTCCATATGTGAATTTAGAAGCAACAGGTTCTTATCCTGATGGTGCATATACATCTGGCGGACTAGAAGCAGTAGTTGGATATGAGGGAGAAACACCAAACGGAATCGGTTGGTATGTATCTGGTGGTCCTACAGTGACTCATACAGAAACAACTGATGAGTTCGGAGACGTTGAACTAATAGGATACCTTGGTGGTTCTTATGATAAGTTCTACGGTGAGATCTCAGGTGTAACTGCAGAAGACGATATTGACTGGTCTGCGAAAGCAGGTGTGAAGTTCACATTCTAAGTCAGTAGACAATAAATCATCTAGATGTTATAATTAGGGTGCGACGGCACCCTTTTTTTATGTTGTCAGATAAATAAAAATAAAAGGCGAAATGTCTACGAATCGGTTTTACGCGAAAGAAATACAGAATAGGAATTATTTGTCCCCAGTAGGGTTCAAGTTTGCACTGACAAAATATCCTAAAGTTTCTTTCCTAGCAAATAGAGCACAAATTCCAAGTATCACTGCGGGTACTGCTATCCAACCATCCTATCTTAAGGATGTTAATGTTCCTGGTGATAAACTAGTATATGATGATTTCCAATTAACATTCATTGTGGATGAGAATATGGAAAATTATATGAGTATTCATAATTGGTTAGTTGGATTAACATATCCAGAATCAGTACAACAATTTACTGATCAGATTGCTGGTGATATGAAAAATCAATTTAGTGAAGGAACTTTACTTATTCTTAATAGTAGTTTCCAAACTCAGACACAGGTTAAATTTAGGGAACTATTCCCAATATCACTAACTCCTCTTGAGTTCTTAGCTGATGAAACTGAAACAAACTACTTTACAGCAACAGCATCTTTCAAGTATACTATTTACAATATATTCGCAGCAGACGGTAGAACTCCTTTATGAATCTAAGTGACATTGAAAAGATGTGGGAGAAAGACTCTCGTATCGATCCAGATAATTTACATACAGAATCTCAAAATATTCCTTCTTTACATGCGAAGTATCATCAACTTCACAATCAATTCGTGCAACTAAAAATTCAGGCAAAGTCTAATTATGATAATATTTACTTAGAACGTAACCTTTATTACTCAGGAAAGGCAGAACCAGAGGTCTATGAGAAAGAACCTTTCCCGTATAAAGTTAGAGATAAAGAAGCAATGGACAGATATATGAGGGCAGATGATAAAGTTGCTCTCGCACAACAGAAACTATCCATTTATGATATGATTATTAAATACCTTGAGGATATTATCAAATGTATTCACAACAGGAGTTTTCATATTAATAATTCTATTGAGTGGCATAAATTTCAAGGAGGATTCTAATGGCAACAAGTTTAGTCACTGGTGGTGCAGGATTTATAGGATCTAATCTAGTGGATAAACTCCTTGAAATGGGACATAAAGTTATTGTTATCGATAATGAATATTCTGATGCTCATGATCAGTTTTACTATAATGACAAAGCATATTATGTAAAACAAGATATTTGTAGTTATCAACGCACTAGAATTTTTTATCATGATGTAGATTATGTTTTTCATATTGCGGCAGAAGCGCGTATCCAACCCGCTGTTGAAAATCCCCTTAATGCAGTTAGAATCAATGCCCTAGGTACAGCAACTGTTCTTCAGTGTGCTCGCGAAGCAGGTGTTAAGAAAGTTATGTATTCTTCTACGTCTTCTGCATATGGTCTTGCCAATGAATCACCTAATGTAGAAACACAACCTAATGACTGTTT